AAACACTGTATCCTTCCAGGTATACGGTGACGTTGTGACGTTCTAAATGAATGTATTTGTAACCAATTATGGAGACACCCCCCTGACCATTGGTTGGGATGGTGTTCTCTATAACTTTGAAAAAAATGTCACAGTAGAGATTCCAGAAGGTGCTGCTCGTCAGCTTTTTGGATTTGGCTGTGAAGACAAAGAATTTGTGCTGGTTCGCCATGGATGGATAAAACTCCACAGCGAACTGGAAGAAGGACTTAAAATCTTAGAGCAGTTCGTCATAACAAACGAACCGCCAGTACAAAACAGCTCGTTACCCTCGGCTGTAGGAGCAATACCCTTGCGGATCAACAAATCCGCTGGGGGAAAGTCCTCTATTAAGCGGGTAGCTTAACCATGGACCTCGAATGGCAACCCTCAATGATTACCTGTCTCAAGTTGAGAACCTGTTGCATGATGTTAACAATGTTTTCTGGACGCAAAGCCAGTTAACAACGTACATCAACGAGGCCAGGGAAAGAACCGTCCGAGACACTGGTTGCCTAAGAAACCTTCAAACTACAACTGCCCCCCTAGCGTACAACACAAGCACTAGCGCTGGTGTTTCTCCCACGTTATGGCAAGGCAACACAGCTGTTACCGCTGGTCAGTATGTGTTTTCTAACATTTACACCTATGTGTACACACAGAGTGGCACATCTGGAAGTTCAGCGCCCGCATATCCCACGGGAACCAATCCTTTCCCACCTACTACGCCTTTTGCAGATGGCACAGCCATGTTGCAGTATGTAGGTCCCGCTGAAATAATCAACTTTAACTCATTACCTCAACAGTTAAATGTATACGATATTGTCAACATTAACCTTTACTGGGGCAATTCTCGGATACCTCTTCGCTATTTGCCCTGGTCTAATTTCACAGCGCAGTTGCGGTACTGGCAAAATTATGTGGGTAGACCCATATGCTTTTCAGTGTACGGACAACAACAAATTTACATCGCACCCATACCAGATCAGCAATACTACATTGAAGTAGACACCAACATTTTGCCTAGTCCGTTGGTGTTGACCAATCCAAATGTGACTGACACCATCATTGATCCGTATTCAACGGCTGTGCAATACTACGCAGCTTACAAGGCCAAGTTTTACGAACAATCTTACGGTGAGTCTGAAATCTTCAAGCAACAATACGATAAACACATTTTGAACGTGCTTAACAGCGTGTTCACGAGAAGAATTCCTGATCCTTATAGTTCTGGAGGTTAAACATGGCCTCCGCAGAACAAAAGAAATCTTATGCGGTCATTAAGCAATTCAAAGGGCTTGACACCAAAGCCAACAGAACTGCTATTGATAAAGATGAGTTTTACTGGATAGAAAATGCCATGCCTATTGGGGCTGGCAATATGCGTATCATTCCCACCAGTTCTAACGTCAGCAACGCTGGCAATAGCGTGGTGTTCACCAGTAACGTCACAGCCCTTTATTCTGCCAACATCAACGATGATTATGTCGTTGCTTTTGAGTCAGACGGCAGCGCACAAGGTTATGACTTGCAAGGCAATGCGATGGTCACCATTGCAAGCTCTGGAACGCTCTCTAACGCCAATGTTTCTGCTGCCCAATACCAGAACACTGACCTTTTCATCGGTGACCCAGACAAGGGTTTATTTGATTGGAATGGCACAAGTTTGATTCCTGTGGGTTCTGTTGGTTTGATTGCCATCACCAATCCTGGTATCAACTACACATCTGCTCCTAGCGTTACCATTTCTACGCCCAACAATGCAAACGGGGTGCAAGCAACAGCTGTAGCCAGTATCACGTCTGGTTCTGGCGGTGTTTTAAGCATTCAGATGACTAATACGGGGTCAGGCTATACGTCTGTTCCTAAAGTAATTATCAGCACACCTGACGTTGTGGGTGGCAATACGGCAGTGGGTTCAGCTACCATTTCTGGTGGCAATGTGGTTGCCATTTCTGTGGTTCAACCAGGATCAGGTTATCTCAACCCCCCGTCTGTGACCATTTCTGGGGGTGGTGGTTCTAGTGCAACTGCCAATGCAACTTTATCCACAGGTATTGTTAACTCTATTACCCTCACAAATGCGGGTAGCGGGTACACAACTCAGCCTACGGTGACCATCTCTGGTGGTGGAGGCACAAATGCCAATGCCATCGCTCAACTTGTGACTTTTGCCACGGGTACAGTGTCCATCCAAGTCAATAATGGGGGCACAGGATACGGTCAATATGGTAATTTGGCGGTCACGATTACTGGTGGAGGCGGTGCAAATGCAAATGCAACTGCCATTATCAGCGGTAACGTGGTCACAGAAGTGGTGATGAACAATCCTGGTTCTGGATACACTTCACCGCCAGCCGTGAGCATTTCTGGTGGCACTGGATCAGGCGCAAACATCAGCGCAACCATAAACACCAACAAAATTGTGGATGTAGCCACATTTAGTGGTCGTGTTTGGGTGGCAGCTGGAAGAACAGTGTACGCATCTGCCTCTACAAGTCCCACAGATTTCACGTCTGTATCTGCTGTGGCTTTCAACATCACGGACAGTACGCTACACGGCAACATTCAAGGCTTGTTGTCAGCCAATAACTTCTTGTATGTGTTTGGTGATGACAGTATCAACGTGTTTTCTGACCTTCAGGTGACCGCTACGGGGGCCACGGTGTTCACCAACACCAACGTGTCAGCATCTATTGGTACTAAGCGGATTTATGCGGTTTTTCCGTATTTCAGGTCTGTTTTGTTCATGAACGACTATGGTATTTATGCCCTTGTCGGTTCTACAACAACCAAGATTTCAGACCCGTTAGATGGTATTTTCCCTTACATAGACTTCAGCAAGCCTGTGACGGCTGGTCAAGCACTGCTCAACAACATCTTGTGTGCGGTGTTCAACTTCTATGTGAACAGTTCTTTTCCCATTGGCCCTGGTGGATCAAGGTACATACAAGCTGTGTTCTTTGAGAAGAAATGGTTTATCACCAGCCAAGGCACAATTCAATATGTGACTTCTGTGCCTTATGGTGGCATTGTCAATTTGTACGGTACAGATAATAATAAAGTATTAAAACAACTGTACAAAGACAGTACAAGTGCTATTAGCAGTTATATCCAGACTGCTTTGCAAGACATGGGGGACCCTATCCGCACCAAGCAAGCATTGAAATTTGCGGTTGAGGCAACGGTGTCAACAGGTGGTATTTTCAATGTCACAGTGGACTCAGAAAATGGGTCTAGTCCGTCTTACACATTGTCTAACGAAATCAGCTGGACAAACAATCTGGGTTCGTTTATAGGTTGGACAAATAGTTCAGGTGCAACGATAATTTGGACTACGCAAACGGGATATTATCTGTACAAGTCAGATGCTGAGCAGTACGGTAAGTATTTAGGGTTAACCATGACCAGTAATTCTGCTGCGTTCATCGTTAACACATACGAGTTTGAACATGAATTAAGAGTGAGGTTCTAAAATGCCAGTAACGTACACATTTGCAAACGCAACCGCTGCAATACCTTTATCACAACTAGACAACAATTTTGCTACGCCCATTACCATCGGTAACGTGGCTATTCAGTTGGGTAATACCGTATCTAGTATTGGAAACGTCACTCTTGCAAACGCAACTGTCAGCAATTCAACGCTAGGCAACGTCACCATCACATCTGTTGCAAGCACGTTTCCCAACAATTACTTGTCTAACAGCTCTGTCACCATCGGTAACACGGCTGTTGCGCTAGGTTCATCTGCAAGCACCATTGGCAACGTAACACTTACAAATGCCACATTGAGCAGTCTTGCAACTCCTATTACAACGGCAGAAGGTGGTACAGGATTGTCAGGATCAACTCCATTTACAGCAAATGGAGTAGTGTATGCGTCTAGTACAAGTGCTTTGGCTACTGGGTCAGCGTTAACTTGGAATGGTACACAATTAGGCGTAGGAACAAGTAGTCCAACTAGCGGTTATGCGTTAGATGTTCGTGACAGAACAAGAGTTGCATCAACAAGCAATTATGTTCTTGATTTAATTGGTTCGGGTTCAAACACATCTACGATACAGTTTTATGCAGATAATTCTATTGGTGCAATTATTACAACTGGCACATCAGCAATACCTTTAACATTTTATACTGGTGGCTCAGAACAAATGCGCCTAACCAGCACAGGGCTGGGTATTGGGACAAGTTCGCCAGTTAGTAAATTGGATGTAAAAGTCGGCGCTAATAACGGGGCAATAAGTTTTGGTCGAACTACAACAGAACTTGAAATATTTGTTGCAAATGGTAATGACCAGTATTTAGGTGGCACTGTAGCTGGTAGCGTTGGGGTTCGTTCGATAACAGGCGCTCTTTTTCTTGGTACGGCGAGCGGTCAATCTTTGGTGCTAGAGACGAACAGCACAGAACGTGCTCGTATAGACTCTAGTGGTAACTTGTTAGTGGGGACTACAAGCGCAAACGATAATTCAGGAATTGGTTTGAAGCTACTTCTTCCAAGTAGCGCTTACCCAGAATTTGCAGTTGTTGGAAGTGCATCTACAACTGCCAACACAGGTTACACACTATATTCAACTGGTGTAGGCGCATATCGTTTTTATGTTACATATGACGGCGTAATTCACGCTACATCAACTTCTATTGCAGCCATTTCAGATGCAACACTTAAAACAAACGTCAAAGACTTAGAAACAGGCTTGACTGAAGTAATGGCGTTGAAGCCTCGCCGTTTTGATTGGATTAACGGTGATGCTACAAATGTGGCTGGTTTTATTGCTCAAGAAGTTGAACAGGTATTGCCAGAGTTGGTTGTTGATTCTTTGTATTCAAAAGACGAAGAAGGAAACGAAGTTCACAAGAAAAACTTAAAAATGGGGGACATTTTGCCAACTTTGGTCAAAGCAATCCAAGAACTTAACGCAGAAATTCAATCCCTCAAGGCTGAAGTAGCCACACTTAAAGGAGCTTAATATGTCAAACACATACAACTGGATCGTAGAAGCAATTGATTGCTACCCCCAAGCTGAAGGCCAAACCGATGTGGCTTTCACAATTCATTGGAGATGCAACGCAACATCTACCGAAACACACACCGTTAATGGTCAAACCGTTCCCTATACGGCAACCATTTATTCAACTTGCCCTGTAACTTACGTTGCGGGTTCACCCTTTACCCCTTACGCACAATTGACACAACAACAAGTGTTAGGTTGGATTTGGGGAAGTGGTGTATCTGAAAGCGGAACACAAACCGCATTGGATAACATGATTGCAAGCCAAATCAACCCAACTGTTGTCACACCCGCTTT